AGCACGACCCGGCAGGGGTTCGCCGTAAGGGGTCTTGGGACCGCTGTAGGGACGCGACCCCTGGCCGTATGGAGTGCCGCCGAAGATGCGGCGCATATGCTTAAAGCCCGCCATGGTGTTGCCTTCGCCCATGGCGCTGATGATGTCAGCCGGGATCACATACGATCCGCTGGGGACGTGCATCGGCAGGTGATCGGTGCGGCCCGCCACAGGGCTGTGGATCGGGCCAATGTGCAGGTGCGGATGCCCCGGCGTCTCTGGTTGTTCCACGTGAAACCCGCCCCCACCAGCCTTGGCGGTGCGTCCGGTTTCTGGCTTCACCGGATCAAGCTGCGATCGAATGGCATTTACAATGTGAGTCGGAGCCTCGCCCTCCCTCCAATTTGTTTGCACTTTATTGTTTGGCTCCATCCAAAAAAAGCCAGCCTCTCCGTTGCCCATGGCCTCTTGAGACTGCGGACTCACATAGAATGAATGGTGAAAATCCGCTCTTTCTGCCCGCTCATAGGGGTGCGTTTCCCTGATGAAGCCGTCTCTTGTGTCGTAAACGCCAGACCAGAAGGATCGCCCCTTGTGCGATCCGTAGTTCTTATTTTTGGCCGAGCCCCCGCCAGCCTTGGCCGTCCGCGCCGACTGCTTGAATGCCTCATCCGTGGGTGCGCCCTTTGCGCCGGGCTTGCGCATATGCTCATGCGAGCCGTGAGCGATGCGCTCCCGCTTGGCGTTGATGTTGGCATAGAGGCCGCCGCCGGTGGCCCTCCGCGCCGTATTCAGGGCAGCCGCAATCGCCTGATCACGCGGGTGACCGGCATTGATCATCTCGGAAATGTTGGACGAGATGGTCTTCTGTGAGGAACCTTTTTTCAGCGGCATGTCACCCTCACGACCAGCTAATAGTTACGACTTGCCCTGACCCAGGCGCGACCACGATCCCAAACGACACCGGCATATTGACCAGATAAACGCCGACAGTGTTGGGGATCACGTAGATCGGCGTGGTCGCGACAGACGTAGAGCCGGAATCATAGACAAGCCCGGTGGCCGATCCAGCCGTAGTTACAATGACAGTGCAGAGCCTCCCGGCGCCGGTGCGCACCAGCGTCGACGCCGTAAGGTGCGCAGCATTCTGCGCGCCCTGCACGTTCAGATAGGTCGTGGCGGCGTTGTTGATTGCCGTCACGACATTCTTGGAGGCTGTGAGGATATCGTCGAGCGAGGCCATTAGAATTTGCCGTCCTGTTGATACCGATATCGGATATTACCGATCCGCCAAAAGCTGCCGGTATCGACGCTGTGGATCCCCACGGAAACAAGGCGAGCCCTGAACCGTGGCGAAATGAAATTGGTCGTGGCCGTCAGGGGGTAAGGCCCGTACAGATAGGTGTAGCTGGAGTCGCTGGCGCCCATGGTCGCCTGCGACACGGTCTGGGACGTGCTGACGGTGTAGGTGCCAGAGCCGCCTGTGCCGGTCCCCAGGGCCGTAATGGTGGTGCCGGGGATGACGCCGCCGCCGATCAGGTACTGGCCCACAGACACCTGATTGGAGATTGGCGTGGTGATGGTCAGCGTCGTTCCGGCGATCGAGCCAATAAACAGGGACGGCACCGTGGTGGGGTAATCCGTCACCGTGAAGGTCATGTTCACCGTCGCCGACTGAACACCGTCGTAGTAGCCCCACTTCATGTCGGGCCAGACTTGGTCGACGAAGGTCTTCAGGTCGGCGTCGTTGGTGGCGAAGTAGCCAGACTGGAAGCTCGAGACCAGCGGAGAGCCAGCAGCATCCGTCGACATTTCGTGCTGGTAAGTGAGCAGGCTGGAAGGATCAGACCCGATCGGAGGGCCAAGGACGGATTGGTCAATCCAAGCCGATCGACCCATATTGCCGAAATCCCATTGCTGCAGAACGGCGTTGTATTTCACGTAGGCCGTGACTTCGCCGCCGCTGCTCAGGGTCGGATAGAACCACGAAATTTCCCCAAAGCGGCTGTTCACGGCCACCCGGATTTTGTCGAGGTTTTTGGAATCCAAGTCCTGGAAGATAACGTCCCAGATCGGGCAGGCGACGGGTTCAACGCCTGAGCTCGTCAGGCTGAAGAACTGGCTGGGGCCCATCCAATAGACAACGCCGTTGAAGGACGCCGCGGCCTTGCGCGAAATAAGGCCGCATTTAGACCCAACCTGGTTGAAGCTGTAGACGTAGGGAGGGCCGATGTACTGCATCGACCAGACATCAAGGTCGGTCCAGATCAGGGCCTGCTGCGAACTCTGCAGGGCGCCGACGATCTTGGAACCGCGAGGGATGCGGTAGGAACCCGCCTGATTGGTTACCTGACCAATCCAGACATTGTAGTTGTTAACGTCGCACCAGCGGATCAGGAGCGGGTCTTGGATGCCGGTGAAGGACGACCCCCAGGCGATAATCTGACGCTGAGGCATGGCCACAAAGGCGCCATCGTTCACGGCAGGGGCATAGGGCAGCACCGTGGCGATCGGCGAACCTGCAGCAGGATCCCATTGGTAGATCGGCTGGAACGGCGCCACATTGGTCGCAGGGTTATTGATCGCCACAGCGATCAGGACTTCGCCCCAATTATCCAACGTCCAGTTTGAGGCCGTGATCTGGGTGCCCGTGGTCGGCGCCACACTGGTTGTGGTCCCGTAGCCGTATGCGCCGGAGCCGTAGCCGCCGATGCCATAGCCGGTGCCGATAATCAGAGAGCCAAGGCCGATGTTGTAAACGTATTTGACGTTGCCGCCGTTGATCGATCCCGTGGTGGTCGAGGTGGCCTGAGATGCGTCAATGACGAAAGTGTTGGTGGTGACGGACAGGACGATGTAGTTGCCGAAGAGGGTCACGCCGCCAACGGTGGTCGCCACCAGCACCGAATAGGTCGACCCGACAGTAAAGCCGTGATTGGCGAGCGTCACCGTGACAACGTTGGTGCCGCTGGTGGTCGCGAAAGATGCGACAGTTGCGGACGTAGTCGTCGAGGTCGCAGCCTGCGGGTTGCCAAGGGCGTTCGTGGCCGTGATCTGATAGGTGGTGCTGGTAAGGGCCGTGCAGGGATACAGGCCAAACAGGATCAAACCACCTACGCTGATGTGCGTTTCGATGTAGACCGAGCTGTACGAAGACACATTTGTGGTCGTCGTGTCGGTGATGATAACCGTGCTGCTGCCTGACGTGGTCGACGCCTGCGGGCCGATATTGCTGGTCGTGCTCTGCTGCGGCGTGATCACCGTAGGCGACGTATAAGGCGGAGAGGATCCAGCAGCCGGGTTCACATAACTCAGCTGGGCGTAGCCGGTGGACACGCTGGTTTGGGTGCCGATGGCCAGATAGTTGTTGGCGTTGGTATCGGCCCAAGCCCACAGGGCCCGCACAACGGCAGGCGCTGCGGTGGAGATGTAGGTAATCCACCCGCCCAGCTTCTGCACCAGACCGCCCACAACCGGGTCGTAAATGAACCGGACGAGGTTGCTGGACGCGATGCCAGCCTGATTGAGTGTGGGTGTTTCGTTCTGGTTAACGCCAGGAAGCAGCTTCACCGAAGAGTGCGGCATGGATTACCTCGTCGGTGTGGCAGCCGGGGTGGGCGCCATAGAGGACCACGCGGAAGCCGAAAATTTCTTTCTGTTTTCCTCGACGAGAGCGCCCTTCATCAGGGTCTGGTACTGCGACTCATAGCTTTGAGCCATGGCAGGATCGTCGCTTTCGCGCCCGAAATTGCGCTGGTAGGCGCTGATGTAGACCATGGACGCCATGATCAGCAGATCGGGGTAGTTGGTGCTGATGAACGTCGTGCCGGTGGTGGCCAGCGTCGGGGTGGCGCTCTGATACAGAGACGGCGTGCGGATCGTCCCGTTGATCAGGATTGTGTAGTTGGCGTCAGGATACGGCCCGACAATGATGTTGTTGTACGTATTGCCGCCGGTGGTCAGATCACCGCCGTACATGGCGAAATAGACAGGCTGCGCTGTGGCGCCGGGGTCGCCGTAGACGTTCTGCAGGAACTCTTTGGTCACCGGGATCAGCGGGTAGTTTGCGCCGCTGACAACCAGGTTCACATCCTGGACGGTGACAAAGTCATTCGAAGAGATTTGCAGAAGGTTCGTGCCCGACAGGAGCGAGTAGGTATTGCTTGTCAGGGACGGAAGAAGGTCCAAGTCACGCTGGATTCGCAGCTCGGCGTAATTCAGCATTTGGGGCAGGATGGCGTTGAAAGCAGCGTCCACGCCAACGACAACGCCATTGGCCGTAGTGGTATTGACCACGGCCATAGTGCCCATCTGGGTTACGTACAGATTGTACGTAAGGGGCGTCGTGTTCGCAGAAGACATGATTTATCGCCCGAAGCTAGGAGCTTTGGCCGATTATACGCAGCTTTAGGGTTTGCCACCATCGGGAAAGTAGGCTTGGCTTTGGGGCTGGTGGAGGTGCTCGAGAAGGTCTTCTCACATCTGGCCGCATGGCTGATCTGCCCCTCCAACCTATAGACATGTTCCCCGCCTAGGTTTGCAAACTGATTGTGGCCGTTGATGTGCCCCTGTCTATAGACAGTTCGCCATAGCAGCACATGTTCCAGTCTTCGCCGTCGCGTTCGCTGAATGACGGCACATTCAGTTTGACGTTCTTGAACAGATATTCCTTGTCGTTTTCGAAGACACGCCAGACATGGTCTATGGTGCCCCTGCCGGGTTGACCGCGGGTCTTGTTAAACCTGATCCGGTACTTGTTCATACGATCTCAACCTCGCTCGGAGCGGGGTGCGGGATGGGGCAGGCTTCAGTCTGCGCAGCCTGAACCGCAAGATTGAAGTGAACGAAGCGCATGGGCTTGTCTGATCCATGCCGCGAGAACGAGTGCGGCAGCCACGCATTGGTAAACATCATCATGCCCGGCTCGGGGTCGAAATTGACCATGTTGCTGGCGTAAGAGACTTGGCTCAGGTTGCGCTCAAACAGGCCGATCTGAACCTTCGCCGCCTTGGGGTCGTGGATTATGACGCGAGAGCTGTTCTCAGGGCAGTCGACGAAATAGAACCCGACGATCTGGGCGCCGAAGCCGTGGGTGTGCTGCTCCATGGCCGAGTGCTTGTAGTGCTCCTGACACCACATCTCGGTGAAGTAGGTGAGC